AGTTACACGAACGGATTTGAATTCATTATCAAACATAAGATCTGGATCATCAAACATATTAACAACACCGAGGAATTCATTCAAATCGTAAATACCAATTTGAGCTGGAATATCTTCAGCAATAGTAGCTGATGACATAATAGTTTTTGATTCAGACATTGTTTTTACAACACTGCCTGGATTCAACACAACATTTGAATTGATACCAGCAAAGTTTTTTAATGTTGAAAGGGTTTCATCACTTAGTTTCATTTTTTATTTCCCATATGTTTTTTAGATACACGATCCCACTCTTCTGGAGTAGCATCATCAATTGAGTTTCCATAAGTCAATGTAGTCACACTATCAAGATCTACAGTAACGCTATCTATATTATTATAACCTATATTATCAACATTGTACATACCTGAAAGTGAAATATTATCACTATTTGTCAAATCAATTGTTAGATCATCAGGAATATCTAATGTTTGCTCTTTTGCAGTTTCAGTATCATGGATGTATAATTGGATAAGAGCATAATGAAGAACCTTCATCAGATCTTTTCGAGCATCTTCACGAGAGCCTTTTTTACCATATCGGTTTGAATACTTATCGACGTTGCCCATACAAAAACCAGTACCATGACCACGTTCAATAATTACTTCAGTAGATTGAAATTTATTAGTGGCATAATGACCCTTATATGTAGAGTCAATATACGACTGAAATTCTTCAATCAAATTACGTTCGTTAAATTTATAATCAATCATTTATAGCATCCAGTAAAATTTCATCTAAAGAAACATCTGTTCCAAGTGTTTCTTCAATAGTGGGTTGAACATCAACCTTCGTATATAAATCAATGAAGGCCTCTTTAGTATCTTCGTCAAAACGATTTACACAAAGTTCAATTGCTTTTTGACGATCATTGAAGATTGAAAAGCTTTGAACAATATGGCAAAGACGCCGTGTAGAAACAATTTCATCTACACCACCATCTTCAAAAGTTTTGCGAATTGTTTCACTCCATACAGTAAGCAACTCTGCAAATTCTTTATCAACACAACTATATTTTTCCATGTGCTTCATAACAATTTTGCGTTCAATTGCAGCTGAAGGATAAGGTTGCTCGAGGGTAATTGTAAAGCGCTCAAGGAAGGCTTCATCGATAATAGTCGCAGCAATAAAGCGACCGTCATCTGAGCCTTTACCTTTGGTGTTCGCTGTAGCAATCACATTAAACCCGTTTGAAGGAGAAACGACCTCACCAGTTTTCTTGATGAGAACGGGTTTACCCTCGAGCACTCCTTGTAGACACATGATCTTATTTGATCCACGATCGATTTCATCGATGAGGAGAATGGCGCCACGTTCCATTGCTTTGATGACTGGTCCTTTTGCAAAAACTGTTTCACCGTCAACGAGGCGGAATCCACCGATCAGATCATCTTCATCTGTCTCAGGAGTTATTTGAACTCGTACATATTCACGATTAGCTCGAGCACAAGCTTGCTCTGCCATCATGGTTTTACCATTACCGGAAAGACCAGTAATATAAGTTGGATAGAAAATTCGAGATTGGATGATTTTTTCTACATCCTTGAAGTTACCCCAGACAACATATGTATCTTCTTTTTGAGGGACAAAAACTTCGTCGTTAACAACAGAAGAAACTGATGCCATAGGTTTATTCACCTCTTCTTGTTTGAAAGGGACAACTTGCGCAGTAAGGCTATAAACACCACGCTTTACCTTTGGTTGCGACGTAATGTATTTATAAACTGGGCTAGCTTTCATACCAAGAGATTTACCAACTTCAATAACTTCATCAGGTTTGAAGTCAGTGCGGTTAGGGTATTGGCGAGTCAGTTCTACCAGAAGTTCACGTTCATTAATCATAATATAGTCTCCACATCATCATCATTTATAAGTATATTCTACCATACTTCTCAGTGAATGTACACAGTTATTTTCACTTTTATGCAATTATTTCTGCAAATTTTGCTGATAGAACCCGATTGCCTTTCTTAGAAGAAGAGTACTTCTTGAAAGCTTTGGCAATCTGAGCCTTTGAGGCATTTTGATCAATCTCAAGTTCTTCATTATCTGTGTCAATAGATTTACGATCTGATTTGACTACAAAGTAACGATTGAAACCTGATACATTATCCATATTCAAGAACTTTTGTTTATTGTATTTTTTACGAAGCTCTTTTAATTTTTCGCTACTAACGTGACTATCAGAATTTTTCCAAACGGCTCCATTGAAGTCATATGCTCGTTGAGCAAGGAAAAAGCCAACTGTAGTAACATCCATATTTTGAAGTTGATTTAGCAAGAAGGACGTTACTGCACTAGAACGTCGAGCTACTTTATGTAGTTTACCTTTAATATCGATAATAGCTT